TGGGGAACATATTTTACTGCCCAATCTTCTTTTGGATGGTCTTTTAAAACATTCTTAACTATATTTACTGTTTGTTTTGAAATACCTAATAACATGTCATCTGAACGATAAAATTCTCTGTTATACATTGGGTAAGGTAAATCATCCCAAATAGTATAAAAAACCATTGGGATTTGTTGACGGATTTCATTTTCCATTTGATATAACCAAATCCAATAACGAGGATCTGTGAAATGTACTATTGCATCTGGTTTTTCTTGTGTTATAATTGATCTTAATATTGCAGCATCTCCATAACCATTAGCTGCTATGACTTTAACATCTGAATCTGTTAAACCTGTTATTTTGTTTATTTCTTCTGATAAATCAAATCCTTTACCAGAATCTGGATGTTTAACTGCGCCCCCCAAATTAATCCAATTAAAATGATGTGCTGTGTTAAATACTATGTTTTTTGATTGACATCCTACACCACTATGTGTTCTAATATCGTCTGATAAGAGTAGTATTTTTTTACGTTTTTCCCTTGGAATGTAACCTTCTTTCATATAACCTTTATTTTTTAAATTTATAAACTACCGCTTATCGTTAAGTCGGTATGATTGTGTAATTTCTTTCGAAATTCTTCGTCTGTTAAATACAGATGTACTGCCCTGTTTGCTAACTTTTGTAAATTAAATTTGTGTCTAATTGATGAAACTTTGAAATCTTCAAACAAATGATCAACTAATTTTACACTTGTTAGTTTTAAATTATTTTTTGCCATAACATATTTTTATTGTATATTCACATATACATATATAACTAATCAAAAAACCGATCATCTAAATTGGTGATTTCTTCCCCCCTTCTTTTGGCATGTTTAAGAGCCTCTTGAATAGGGGCTTTTAAATGTTTAGGCAATTTGATAAATTCTTTTTCAACTGGTACCTCTACAATTTTTTCAACTATTTTTTCAACTTCAACTGGTACCTCTTTAATTACTTCTTTTGTAATAATTTTTGGTTTATAAACCTCGTAATCTTTAGGGTCTCTTGCAACTCCTTTTATATTTGCAAAAGCCATGTTAGCTGCTACAATCATCCCAATAGCTAGTGGGTCAAATACGAATATAATTAGTATCATAAACCAATTAACTACTTTTGACATTGCCCAACCTGTTAATTCAGCCATATATTTAAGTGGTCCAAGTTCTCGCGCAGATTCGTTGCCTATTTGCGCGTCTAAAATGGCTACATCAAGCGCTGCGACTGAATCAGTTGCTGCGTTTAATCGCAGATCTATTTGATCTCTCTCATCGATTGAAGTTTTTAGTTCTTTTTGAAGTGCACGTCTAGCTGAACTACTTGTTGTGGTAATTACTTGTTGAGCTTCTTCTGAATAATATGAAACTGATGTTGGGTTTGATAAAGCTGTTCTTAAATCTGAAATTGTTTGTGTAAGTGCAGCTTTTTCGACTTTAAGGTCACTTTTGGTTTCTTCAAATCTATCTTGTTTTAATTCAATAATAGCTACCTGTCTATCCATGAATTCAGATTGGTTGGCTGTCTCTTGGTAGGCGCCTGATAAATAACCATATATACCACCACTGGTAATAACCATCAAAATAAATGTGGCTATTAGGAAGTATGTACGAAGTAATTTGTTTAATTTATCCCAGTATTGGTAAAGTAAGGAAGCTAACACTAGTTTGGCAACTTCCAAAGTACCCGCCATTATAATGACTTGCATACTTGCCCCCGCAAATAGTTTACTTAATCCAAATACCGAATAAAAAGCGGCTGATGCTGATACTGATAGTGCACTCAGCGCTATAATAATAGGGAATATTCTTTCTCTCATAGTTTATTTTTTCACACCCGCATCACAATGCTCAGTATCTAAAAAGGGACACCATCTGCATGATTTTACTGTTGCGTTTTTTGTGTATTCTTTGTCCGTGTTATAACTATGGGTTCCTTCGACAAAGACGTCTTCTATGAATTCTCTAATATTATTGACTGTTTTGTTGATAGTTGTTTTCCCACTTGATGGTTCAAATTTCTGAATACGAGATTTCATTATTTGATATTTTGGGTTATCTGGGATTTTACGTTTAACAATAAAATATCTAACATCAATATCTTCTACAGGTACATTGTATTGTTCTGCGAAATATTTTTTATAAATTACCATTTGGGATGTTTTTAATTTATTTTGTTTATCCCATTTTGTCCAACCTCTAGTTGATGTTTTAATATCCCAAATTACAAGTCTGTGAGTTGTTTTATCGAACATAACTAAATCCAATTTACCCATCAACATTACATTTGGGTAGTCTTCATGTGGTTCAACTAATACAGGCATTTCAATACCTACTAATTCCCAACCATTTTTATGAAAATGTTCTTGCCTGTGGCGTAAGAAAAAATCAATAATTTCTAAACCATCATTTGAAAATTCAATTAATTGTTCTTTAGTTGCAATATTCCCACCTGCTTTTTCAATATCTTCTTTATAAAGACTTAAAAATCCATCTTGAAAGTGTGTGTGCGCATCAAATTCGTCTGCTTTCATTTGAGACTGGTTATACATTATCTCCATATATTCTTGGAGTGTTTCGTGCATTGCAGTACCAAATGAAAAATAAATTGATGGTGGTTGCTTCATCTTGTGAATGTACATCATTTCCCATTTGTGGGGACATTCAGACCAAGCTGATAATTGTGTGTAACTTATGTTCTTTTGTGTATCCCAGTCCATTTCTGGGACAACTGTTTTGTTGATGTTTTCTAATATATTCATATACCCAATATACGAAAACTATTTAGAATATCCAAATTTTACTTGAATTTCTTTGCTTTTACAATTTGAGCTATGATACCATAAACTGATAAATCTTGGAATGTATCATCAATAGATTCACCAACTTCATCTGGTTCCCCTATTATTACTAATTGTTTTAGCCTTTGAATTTTATCATTCATTCTAAACCATAAACCTGTAAGTGATAATTTAACATCATCATCTGTTTCGAGGTTTGTACCTACATTGATGTTTCCCGTTCCATAGTTTCTGTGTTTTTTACAGAAAGTAATGTATTGATTCATCATGATTTTTTTATATTCTTCAGTTAGTTCTGGGTGTGTTTTTTCACACCACTCAACTGCCTTATTGTCTGCTTCTGTGAAATTAATATCAGTCATTTAATAATTGTTTTAGTGGCTTTGAGCCGTTTATATATTCTTCTAATGTTTTTAATTTTTGCTGTGCTTCTATTAGTTCTGTTAGTGCCATATCTGTATAATATGTTGGTGTTATATTTTCATTATCATTGTTGAATAATTGGTCTAATTTAAGCATTGCTCGGTTTATATCGGCTTCGTACTGACTTTTTATAGCTTTATATAGCCTTTCTGGATACTTTTGTGTCATAATTTCTTAATATAGTTTTTATTGTTTTTTTATCTAAAATTTTCATATAATCTTCAGCTTCCCGAGTACTACATTTAAAATGAACAGCTAAATGTTTTGCTTTTTCTTTATCCTTATCGCTTTTTTTTCCTTTAATCCATCTATAAAATCTGAAATTAGTAGGAAGAAGGGAGAAATAGATATTGAATACTTCTTTAGGTGTGATTTGACCCGCGGAATATTTTTGTACATAATTAACTATACTTAAATAATTTGGGTTAAAACTTAAAGTCTTATTAATAATAAACACATTAAAGTTCTTTTTTTCTTCATCATTAAAGTCCTCCCATCGTTTTTTCTTAGTGTGGAGGTTTTTAACATGTTCGAAAGGGTTCATTATTTTGCTTTTAAACCTTCATTAACGTGTCCACATCCTGCGCAAGCAAATGTTGGTACAGGAATTAAACTTTCTTCACCTGAGGGTGATAATAATGCAGATAGCTTTCTGATATAAAATACTTGTGTGAATGTTTCATTTTTACATTTATCACACTCTAGTGATGTTGTTTGATTAAAATCCACATTCATTTGTGGTTGTTGTTGTTGTCCGTTATTCATCATTTTCTTCTCTATATTTTTGTTTTAAAATTGCTTTTTCTTTTGCTAGTTTTCTTTTAGTTGTTTTTTTTGTGTGGTACTTTCTTTCTCTTACTTCCTTTAAGGCACCCGTTTGTTTAAACTTACGTTTAAATATTTTTAGGGCTTTGTTTATGTTGTCTTTGACAACGGGTATTATTAACATATATTTAATAGTTTATTTAACATTGCTGCTATACATATTTCTTTTTCAAGTACGAATGTATATTCATATTGGTATTGGGCTATAATTAGTACTGCTTCGCCTTCTCTGTCACCGAATAATGTAGATGACTTGTCATAAATATACTTAAATAAATCGTCAAATTCTCTTGCTCCTGAATCTGCCAAGATTTGTCTAATTTCTGTTAGTTTAGCTTTTCTAATCAATGCGTCAACTACTAAACCACTTAATTGTGTATTTTTAAGTGATGCATCATCAATTTTAATTTCACCATCAACAATAGAACCTTGTACTGTATTAACTATCTTTCTAATGTCAGGGTAATGTGTGTCTATAATAGAATAATAAAACCCAACTTTAATTCCTTCTGCTACTAATATACGACGTACTAAATCTGTTACTTCGTCTTTTGAAGGTGGTATAATTTCGAATGTTTGACATCTACTCTGTAAAGGTGAAATTATACGTTCAAGGTAATTGCAAGTTAAAATAAATCTGGTTGTTTTACTAAATGACTCCATAGTATTACGAAGTGTTGCTTGTGCTTGTGGTGTAATATAATCTGCTTCGTCTAATATAACAATTTTGACAGATTTAAAACTCATGCTGGAAGCAAACGGTATGATTTTATCTCTTATAGTGTCGATTCCTCTTTCATCAGATGCATTTATATAAAGTAAATCACAATCTAAATTTTTAGCAATTAGTTTAGCTAAGGTGGTTTTACCTGTACCCGCAACTCCATGAAGTAGTAGGTTTTGAATTGATCCTTGTTCAAGATAGTCTGTTATCTTATTCTTAATCGTTTCGCTACCTACGTACTCATCTAAAGTTGTTGGTCTATATTTTTCTACCCAAAGTTCCATTATCTCCAAAAAATTGATTTAATTAAAGCTACAGTGAATATTAATGCGGATAAAGGCCATATAAGAACACAAAGTATTCTTTGTTGTAATCCCCAATTTTGGTCTTTCATTGTAGGGTGGTTTTTTACATCCTTTATACTTAAAACCAAATCCATTATAAATGTAAAAGCAGTTCCTATAAAAAAATAATTAAGTATACTCATATTACATTCCACCCATCATTGACATTGGATCCACTTCGCTTTTTTCTTCTGGATCGTCTACTACTGTACATTCTGTTATTAGCATTGTTCCCGCAACTGATACTGCATTTTCTAGTGCTGTTCTGGTTACTTTTGTTGGATCTATAATACCTTCTTCAATCATATCCACATATTCTCCAGTTTTAATGTTATAACCCATATTACTGAAATCAGAGTTATTTTCAACTCTATCTAAAATACTATGATATTTGTCAATACCTGCATTTAATAGGATTTGGATGAATGGTTTTTCGATGGCGTTTAATAATATTTCTACTCCTAATTGTTCATCTTTATCATTATATTTTGTTGAGCTTTTAATAATGACTTCTTTAGCTTTTAATAAAGCAACTCCACCACCAGCAACAATACCTTCATCTAAAGCTGCTCTTGTAGCATGTAATGCATCATCAACTCTATCTTTTCTTTCTTTCATTTCAGTTTCAGTAAAACCACCAACATTAATAATTGCAACACCACCAGCCATTTTTGCTAGTCTATTTTGTAATGCTTCTACCGCATAATTACTGTCTGATTTTTCGATTTGTCCTTTGATTTCTTCTAATCTTTCAACAATTGCATCTTCAGATCCAGCACCATCTACGATAGTTGTTCTATCTTTTTCAATAGTCGCACCTCTTGCAGTACCTAATTGATCGAATGTAATTTTATCTAAACGTAAACCTTTTTGTTTAGAAATTACAGTACCACCTGTTAAAGTTGCGATGTCTTCAAGGATGTGTGTTCTTCTTTCTCCAAAATCAGGAGCTTTAACCGCGCAACATTTTAAGATACTTCTCATTTTATTTACAATCATTGCAGCTAATGCTTCTCCATCAATATCTTCAGCTACAATTAAAAGTGATTTGTTTTGTTGAGAAACTGCTTCTAAAATAGGTAATAGATCTTTTATAGCATTAATTTTGCCATCATATAATAGAATGTATGGTTCATCTAATTGTGCTTGCATTGATGAATTATCAGTTACGAAATATGGTGATTTATAACCTCTATCAAATTGCATACCTTCAACTGTTTCTAATGTAGTTTCGTGTGTTTTACTTTCTTCAACTGTTACAACACCTTCTCTACCTACTTTATCCATTGCAGCTGTGATTAATTCACCTATTTCTTCATCACCATTTGATGAAATTGTAGCTACTTGTTTGATTTGACCTTCTGATGAAATATCAGTTGATAAATCTTTTAAAGCATTAACAATAGCTTTTGATGCTTTGTCCATTCCTCTTTTAATAGATACAGCATTGTGTTTTTGTGAAAGATTTGTATGTTTCATACCTTCTGAAATCAATTCTTTAGCCAATAATGTAGATGTTGTTGTTCCATCACCTGCTGAATCACCTGTTTGGACAGCTGCTTGTTTTACCATTTGTGCGCCTAAATTTTCAACTGGATCTTTTAATGAAACTGTTTTTGCAACTGTAACACCATCTTTAGTTGATGTAGGTAAATTACCACCTTGTTGTGCAATTACTACGTTACGTCCGTTTGGTCCTAAAGTAGCAACTACTGCTTCAGCTAATTTTTCTACTCCTGTTAGTAATTTTGTTCTTGCGTCAGAACCTGTGTCTATAATTTTACTCATTGTCTTTATTTTTAATTATTCCTAAAACATCATTTTCACTCGCCATGATGTATTTTTCTCTATTTAATTCTACTACTTGTGACCCAAATTTAGGTACCATTACTGTTTGGCCTACTTCCAAGATATTAGGAATTAAAGTTCCGTTAGTTGAAATTCTACCCGGCCCTACTGCTAGTATTTCTCCTATTTCTGGTTTTTCTTTCCCCATATCAGGTACTACAATGTTTCCGTAAGTTTGTTCTCCTTCTTCAATTGGGAGAATCACGATTTTATCCCCTACTGGGATGATTGGACATTCTGTCATTTTATATATTTTTAAATGGTTTTGTTAATTGATTTTTTATATTATTATAGCTTTCTATGAACCCAGTTAGTGTATAATCTTCTTTTTTATTAGCCAAACTTAAACGAGATAGTTTGCGAACAACGGCATCTAATTCCGTGTAATACCCTAAAGGTTTATTTTTTTCTCCTTCCATTAAAACATATTGATCCTCTTCAACATAAATCTCATATGGGTATATTAATTCATCCTTAATGGTGCTCATTCTTTTTGTTTGGCCTTTTTTTCTTCCTTTCATGTTATTTGTTTTTATTGTAATCTAATTAAAAAATATTTTGTTTTTAGTCCTTCTTCAAATTCGAATTCTATAGTCATTAACATATCATAAAGATTTACAGTTCCTTTTTGATATGATTTATTTGCTTTTAAGATTTCTTTAAATATATCTGAATTAAAGGGCATAGATTCAAATTGTGTATCTACTGTTGCATCTATTGCAAATTCGATTGTATTTGTGATTTTTGTACCTATGGTAAACAATACCTCATCTCCTGTGAACCCTTCTCTTGTTTCTACACTAAATTCTGTTAGTTCGTTTAGTGCGTCTTTTGATTTAACAAAACGAACAATAAATTCATCATTTATATCAAATGTAGCGTTGTGTTTTTTAGGTATTACTATTTTACTAGTATCAACAGGATCAATTACGGCTGTATCCGCTAAGTTGAATTTGATTTCGTAATTGGTATCTGCTATGTTTAGTTTTGAATTTATATTATTTGCTGATGTAGTTTCTAATAAAACCTCACCATCTAAAATATTTAAACATTTCATAAGTTTGGAAGTGTCATAAATACCATAATTGCCTTTTTTAAGGCCCATGTTTCCATCATATATGACTTCTCCTGCTACTGTTCTGGATTCATTAGTGAAAGAAATATATAGACCATCATCGGAGATTGTCCATTTTACTTTTTCAACATTTCCCCCCAATGAGTACTGGGATATAATATCTGCTATAACCTTTTTGTTTACCATAACCTATTTAAAATTTAAAAACTTGATGAACATACGTATTTAGTGTTAAACCTCCCCACCCAATATCTTTATAAAATGATTCCAATTTGTTCTTAAGTATCGTATCAAAAGATCTTGGTATATCCACATATTTTTCGATGAATTTACGAATGGGTCCTGGTAGATCAAAATCTAAGAATCCCATAGTATCAATTTTATATGGATTATCTCTTAAATAAACCCATTTGATTTTATCTCCTTCAACTATTTGAGTGTGTTTTTTATCTAGACCTTTGAATTTAAGTAAATCATTATATCTCACGGCGGCTTTAACCCCTACAGGTGCCTTAACCAAGAATGTTGAAAATATGTTTGTTGCATTTGAAGGTGTTCCTAAGTATTTTTTGATTCCTTTTACTCCTGTTGGTTTGGATATTTTTACAAAATCCATGTCTTTGAGTGATTCTTTAAATTCTAGGATTTCTTTGTCTATATTTGCTCGTGTTTCACCAAACAGAATTTTATGTAATATACCTTCAAAAAATGTTCTAAATAATGGTGGAAAATTTGATTTTTTAAAGTCAAGACCTTTTACATCAATTTCATTACAAGGTACACCTTCTTTTTTAGTGATATACTGCGCATATCTACGCTTACCTGAGAAAAACGCTGAACGTATTGTACATTCAGTTTTCATTTCTAATCTATGTTTGTCTACCGGAACATTGAACGCATCCAATGCGAGATCATTGTAATATTCGTTGATTTTTTTCTCATATTCTAATGACATTGCTTCAAGCTTGTCTGCTTTAACTGTTTCATCTAAATTATCAAAATCTGGATTTAACTTACGTAATAAAGGTTCAGCATTAACATAACATGAATCTGTGTCTTCATACACTACAACACCTGTACAATCTTCATATCGTTGGCGAGGTGTAGTTCTAATTTCATAAACGTCTTTACCTGTTTGTAGTGTTTCTTCGGCTGTTTTATTTATGAATGTACCTGAATCTTGGATAATTCTTTGTCCTGTAAGTGTAATACCTTCACTTAATAATACAGAACCATATCTAAATGTAGGTAATGCTGTAGCTCCATATAATGAGTTAAGCAAGATTTTCATTGTATATTGACGTAAATGATTTAATTCACCTTCTTCTTTATTACCTGCTTTGAAGGATTTTTTCATGTCTTTCTTATATTGGACCCTTTCATCAAACCATTTTGCTAGTACAACTGATAGTGTTGATGGTTTGTCTGTTCTAAACATTACACCATTTGCCGTAATTGCTAAATTGTTTTTTTCAATTAAAGTAATTAAATCTTTAACCTTCATTACTTTGATTTGGCGTTTTAAGTTTTCAATTTCAAACTCTCTATCCTGATCCATTTCTTTAAGATCATTCAAACCTAATCTATTATCTCTATCGTTAGATATTATTATTCTCCCTAGAAAAGTTTCCCTTCCTATATTAAGAGACATAATGATAGAAGGATATAGACTAGTAAGATCTTCATCGAACATGTAATTGTAAATACCTGTTTTGGGGCAAAATAAATAACCCCCAGCGTACGACAACCTATTTCCATCTGCGTCTTCTTTTATTATTGGGTTTTTTTCTTTATTTGGTGGGATTATCCCCTCAGATAATAAGTGGCAAGAAATAGCACCATCATGTATTCTTGATGATTGGTATACTTCTTCATAAGATGTTTTACCTTTATGTGCTAGGTTTTTAGTTAAATCTAAATATTTAAATTTCTCATCTAATTTTTTTAAGATCAAAACATCCACAAAGTTATAATCTATAAACTTTTGTTTGTCTTCAGCGAATAAACGATCTAACGATCCATCATATTCGATTTTCTTTTGTCCAACATATTTTTCACCTAAAGAATCAAGTTTCATTGATGGTTCTTGTTGGAAAGAATATTTTTTATGTAAACGGAAATAATCGAGTGAAGTTACACCTGCAATGCGAATTGGTTGGTCTGGATACCATCTCTTATCGCGTTCTTCAACTATTTTGATTGGGGATAAACGTTTGGCTGTTCTGTCACCTAAACGATTTTTTATTCTGTAATAAATGTAAGGTATATCAAAGTAATCACTATTATAACCTACTAAGATGTCGGGGGCTATAGCTTCCATTCTAGATAGAAAAACTTCAATTAAATCATTTTCACGTTTAACTGGGATAATTTCTCTACCGTCTTGTGTACCTGCTTTAATTTCACCTGTTTTATCTAATATAACAATAGCCCATTCGTCGGTTTGTTTGTCCCACCAAGCAATTGATGTAATAGGTTTGGGTGCTGATGCAATATATTCGGGGGTTAATGCTCCCCCCATTTCTATCTCAATATCGAAAAATACTTCTCTGTGTGTTACAGAAGGAGTATCATCTATACCATATTTGTCTATGAGAAATTTTGTATGAATATTACCACGAGTATGGTCTGCATAATGCATACCTTCTGTCCATTTATTCCAATCTGTGACTTTTTTGAGTGGTTCTCCTTTTAGACCTGTATGTGTTGCTTTTGATTCATCACATTCTTGGTAACCATAATTATGGAATTCTTCTACCATGTATCCTTCGTCAGTCCATAGGTGGACATTCCAATACCCCCAGTTGTCTGGTTGTCTTACAACATAACAATTTTTATAACTCATATGTGTAAATATACGAAAACTTTATGGGGAGACCAAATTAATACGGTGTAGATCCTGTGTAAAAAGCACCATTAGTTATAGTACCCTCATTAGGGGTTGGAGAGTGGTCTTTAACTAATGTTCCTGATCCTTCTTCAAACCTCCACCAACCTTGTAGGTTTTCTTTATAAGGTTTTAAAAAGTCATGTCCATCCCTTGAGTCTAAATTAACTACATTTCCTAAAGATAAATCATGTTTAGGTACTCCGTTATTATACAATGTTTTGATAGTATCAGCGTCTAAAGCTTTATCCCATACCGCAGTGTTATCTATGGCGCCAAAAAAGTGTTCAATAGATCCTGGGGTGGAATTAGATGAGGGGTCTGTTCCTATCAAAATATCTACATCATTACCTGCAGGGTCGGTATCGTAGAATATATATTCTCTGGTAGATACTGAAGGATTATGTGTGGTAACTGTGGGTATTTCCCCATCTATATATAATTTTAGATCAAATCCATCCCATGTACCTACTAAATTATGCCATCCAGATTCATTATATAAGTCATTACCATCTATAAATCGTTTATGGATGGTTGTTGCTGTTCTTTTTGTGCCCGAAGATGTTATATCGTTTTTATCCGGGTTGGTTTTTATAAAAAATGATATTCTTGTGTTTTCTAACGTCATACTCCATCCCCCCGATTGTGCACAACTTATAATTTTTTGGTAATACCCAGGATCTGATGCTCCATAATCTCCGGATCCTATACCATAATCATCTGCTTTTATCCATGTGCTTACTGTGATTTCTTCTCTTGGTTTAATTGTAACCCCTACTCCAGGGTTAGGTACCCTTACATAGGCCAAAGCCCCACTTGGGAAATATAAACTTTTAGTACTATATTTATTTTCTACATAATATCTTCCTCGGCCTCCTTCTCCTCCATCTACCATACTATCGTATGCCTCGAAATTCCAATGTTGTTTTTTAAGTTCTTCTCCTAATAAATTTTTATGTTTATTAAAATCTTGAACATGATAGTTTTTATTCTCTAAATACTCAGATAAATACTTATTATAATAATTTATAAGAACATTCTCATTAATATTAGGGTTAAGTAATTTAAATTCTTCAAAAGTATATTCCTTAGGGAATACTTTAGGGTTAATTTTATAATCTTTTTTACTCATTAGATAATTCTTGCATTTAGTACTCTATTTGCTAAATCTTCAAGATCTTTGTTTATATCTGTTTTGAGTTTTTTAAACTCTCCAGATACTAATTTTTCTTGTTTACTACTTAAAAGTAAGTCTGTGTCTTTTTTATATACTTCTAATTTTGTAGCAATTGATTTTTTTATAGAATCTATTTGTTTATTTATATTCTCTAATAAATATATCTTTGTCTCGTCTAATTGGGTTTTTAGCTTTTTACTTTCAGATAATATCTTAGTATTATTATTGTTGATTTTTTCATTCAAAATCTCCAATACTTCATATATGTTGACAGTATCTTTACCCATTACACTAGTTCTTCAGCTATTCCTATTAGTTCACTAAATACTAAAATATATACTGCTGTTTCAATGTTATATAATAATGCTCCATAACCAATCAGTCTAATTCCTGATTTTATAAAGCTAATTAGTTGGTGCTTTCTTGCATCAGGTAATTGTTGTTGGTTGTCGTTTTGTAATCCTCCTGTTCTTGTCATATTAAAGTGTTTGTGTAAGTTCTTCACTTGTGAAAAACTGTGTTAAATCTGGTGCAAAATAATTGATTGATTTCATTACTTTATTATCGCTTGAACGATATACTACATAACGATCTCCTACTTGTTCCCAATGACATGGATGGCCTTTTTCTTCCGATCTTACTTTGACTGTTTCTTCAGCTACTGATACAGTTTCACATGATTTAGACATATTTGAAGCCTGTACCTCTTGGTATGCTTTCCAGATTTTACCTTTTAAACCATGCACTAAAGTACCATTACCTAAAGAAACGTAAGTAATATCACACAATGCGTCTAATATACCTACTATATCTCCTTTTTCACAAGCTTCTTTATATTCTTCTAATTCTTCCAGAATAAAATCATATACAAACTTCCAATCATTTGGAGTCCCTATTGTTGGTTCATATCTGTTTGGTTTGCCCATCATGTCGTTAAACTCCTGTACTTCATCTACGAAAGGTACTTTCCAGTACTTCGAGTTTAAGTCTCCTTCATATTCAACGTCGTTAAATAATTCTAATTGTTTTCCTTCCATTATTCTAATATTTTAATAATTTTACTTTTTTTAACTGATGTTACTTGATATTCCATTGCGTAACCTGTGAATTCAGTAGATACTTTTGCTTCTGCATCTGTTACTGATTCTGCTTCTACGCAATACTCCTCCATAACGTTTGTGATTCTACCTCTTTCGTTCTCGTCTTGAACTTTTACTTTTGCAATATAATATGCCATAACTTTTATTTTTTATTTGTGATTTCTTTTGAAATCTGCTGATAAGTTTTTGATTTTGTTAGCTGCAGATCTACATCTTCCTTTAGCTGCGGCTGTTGGTTTGTTTATTTCTGATTCAATCAATAATACTTGTTCTTTGATTGCGTTTACTAATTCTAATGAATTTTCCATAATTTTTTGTTTTTTAAATTTGATGTCCTCCGTTATTAATTTTAATACTGTCAAAGTATTCTTTTCTTGCATCGTTTCCGTTGTCTCTAAAAACCCCTGATGCTTTTGTTGTAACCATGCTAGCTCCTCTATGTTTTACACCTCTACAGCTAACACAATTGTGTGTTGCTACTATTGTTACAATTACACCTAAATTATTTTCACAAATTTTATCTGTTGCTTGGTGAATTGCTGATGTTAATTGTTCTTGTATGGCTCCTCTTCTTCCAAAGTGCTCTACAATTCTATTTAATTTTGAAAGGCCAATTACATGTCCCCCTTCACCAACAATATAACCTACATGAACTACTCCAGATATTGTTTGGTGGTGGTGTGAACACATTGAAGTTACTGGTATATTTCTTTCGATTACAATTCCATCGTAACCATCTGAAGGGAATGATGTAATATTAGACATAGGTGTATATCTACCTGCCCATAAATCATTTACATATGCTTTGGCTACTCTTTTTGGTGTTTCCATTGAGTTTGGATCATTTCTCCAATCGCACCCTAATTCATCTAAAAATTTACCATAAGCTTTAGATGCTTTATCAATCATTTTTTTCTTTTCCTTATCGCTTAAAGGAAAGTTAGGTGCTACGCCATTTGCGTGTCCTACTGGTACACATTCTAAGTCTGTGTGAGTTTTTCTTCTTGTGTTTTTGATTTCTTCCATTTATAATTTATGTATTGTGTCTAAATTTCTACTATATCCCTTTGGTCCGTCCATACCATACCCAATATACCATGGGTTTTCGTTTTCTTTCTGTTGATATATAAAAAAGTGATCTGGGAAATCCAAATTTTCTTTATATACTGCTGAAACTGTTTCTACTTGTTTAGCTCCTAATATTTCGTAATGTTCTTTTAAAGCGTTCATTGTTTGTCCACTGTCTAAAATATCATCTACAAGGAATACTGTTTTGTCTTTTACATTTGTTTCAATATCATAATGGATTTCTAGTACTTTTTGTGATTGACCATCATATGAGCTACATTTAACAAAATCAACTTCAATGGGGTATTTGATTTTTTTAATTAAATCACTAAAAAACATAAATCCACCTTTCATAACACATATAAACACAATTCCTCCCCCCTGTTTGTTGCAATATTCATTAATGATTTGACTTAAGCCATTTATGGCGGTTTGTAAGTCTTTACTTGGTATTATTTCTTTACTCATTTTTTCTAAATTTATTATAGATTTCATCATCTTTATCTAAACATGTAGCGCATACAATTCCTTTACCTACTGTGTTTACTATTTGATCATAAAATGCTACTTCGTCTATTAATTTGGGGTCTATTTCTTCACTATCATACCATTTTTCTCCATATTTTTTTTCAAAACTTTGAAGTAATAATTCATATTTTTCTGAAAGAGGACCCATTGCATGATATGTGCGTGGAAGGTCTGTTTCTCCTTGACACCAATCGCATTTTCTTTTAAATAATTTATCTTTTGTTTCACACATAGTTATACTCCTCTTTCAGTGTTAAATGCTATGATGTGGTCTCTCCCTGTCATATTATATCCTTCTTCTGCACACATCTCAAATACTAGTGGGTACATTAATATTAATTGTTCTCTTGTATCTCCTGCGGGCATGATGTATGTTTTGTTTTTTGGAACACCTAATTCAATTCTATAATCTTCGATTTCTTTTAAATTTGATACTGTACCGTCCCATACTGGTTTGTAATGATAATCTTTATGAAATTCTATCATTTGTTTGATTGCTTCAGTGTTGAGTCTTTTTCTGTTATGAGTATCTATCATTTTTTGATCAGCCACTTTCCCAGTTGGAGTAATAGCGCCAATAACAGGTAAGGAATTACTAAACTTAGGGCTAATGCTAAGCAAATTAATAGGATAATCGGTTTCAATATAATGAGATCCTTCAGTTTCGATAGTGATGATAATATTGTTTTCATTTGCAAAATGTGTTAATTCGTTAACTAAAGCAGGATGCATTGTTGGTGATCCTCCTGTTAGCATCATTTCTTTTACGTGTGGGTTTTCATCATAAATTTTAATAATATCGTTGAAACAAAATGTTCCTTTTTCAGGGTGTATACTTGTATACCAAGAGTCACACCAACCACCTTCTCCAAAGTAACATCTATGTGTACAACCAGTAGTTCTTACACATACTGTTGGTCTTCCAAATCGACTTCCTTCTGATTGAACACAACGGTATACCTCTAAAACTGGTAACACTTTATTATAATCTTCTATTCTCTTACGCATGGTTTGCTAATAATTCTGTTACGTGTTGTTTTGCTGTTTCCCATCCATCTACATATTCAACTGGGTCTTTTCTTCCTAATTTTAGGAATGCTTCAATTCTTTCTACTGATGAAGCTGATTTATAATCTGATAATCCTTCTGCTGTTGGTTTATATGATGTGTTAGTTCTTTTATAAACTTCATCAAAGTCTAAACCTAAAAATTCACAACAAGCTACACCATCTTCTAAAATAGTAAATTTATCACCATCTAGGTAAGGTGTATAATAATTTACTTTATCTGCACCCCAATTACCTTGCTTAAAAGCTTCATAATCTGCATCTCTAAATTCTTGTCTACAATCAGGATAAATTGCATGATCACCTGCATGTATACCCATTGCTATTCTTACTTCGCCTCCTTTTTGTTGAGCAATAGATAATGCTACAGCTTGAATAATTGATGAAAACATTTTATTTCTGTTAGGTACGACAGTGTCTTTCATGTTATCTTCTTCATAATGACCTTCTGGAACATCATCACCTCCCTTTACTAAATTTGAATCTAAAAGAGAAACCAATCCCTGTAAAGTAATTCTTTGATATTTTACTGGATAACCCTTTCTATCTAAATATTCAATTAATTCTGCTGCTCTTTCTAATTCTACATTGTGTTTTTGACCATAATCAAAACTTAATGCTGTTACTTCGTAACCTTTTGCTAATAGGTGTAACAAAACCGTGCTGGAATCCATTCCTCCAGATAAGGATAATACTGCTTGTTTTTTCATTATTTTTTCTTATTTAAATGTTGTTTTCTAGTTTCATGTTCCCAAATTCCATCTACTGTGTGTTCATGCCAATGTATTCTACCTTTTAAGATAGCATCTTTGATATTTTTCTGGTGTCCATTTAATTGTGAATTACCACTTTTTACTTCAATAAAATGAACAGAACATTTTTTCTTACTTCCCCTATCTGAAAAAGCAATATAATCAATTGGTTTTCCGAAAAATTGTACGTCTTTAGGGTTTACTGGGAAGTCTTCCATAAAAGGGACATAATGTTCGATTGTTTTTCCAAAACTTACTGCTCGTGATCTTGAGTATGCGTCTTCTCGGATGGATTTTTCTTCTTTAACTTTCCATTTTGCTAACATGGATTCTGCTTTTCTTTCTGCAATTTTGTCGTGTGAAAAATAAACATATGCCGCGAAAGCTAAAGCACATATTGTGATTGTAATTAATACCATTAATATAATTGTGTATTACTATCCTGTACAAAGTTTTTGAAGCGGATAAGATTGTGATTGATATCGTACATTGTTTTTGTGTCGATTTCTTTTTCTATTTGATCTATTTTTATAGATGCTTTATTTAATAATCCTAGGCTGTTGTATTTTACTCCTTCTAAGCCGTGGATTATTGGGTTTGATGTGTCAATTGATTCGATAAAGGGGAAGTCAGCATAATAACCAAATT